CGGTGACGACGACGGGGCGGTCGAGCGAAAGGATGACCATGAGGTCGCCGTAGAAGACTCGCCAGGAGGCGCGTCCGCTGTGGCGGTGCTCGTGGCCTGAGCCACGCCTGACGGCGGTGAGCACGTCCTCCCAGGTGACCGCGCGGGCCGCCATCCGCTCGGCCGCGTGGCGCGAGGGGTGGAGGTGGGCGACGTAGTCGGGGGTGCGGGGGTCCATGTTGGCCCTGCCTCTCTGTGTAGTTGTCACGGGGGCGGGTGCCCCTTGCGATACCTCCACAGTACACGCGTTTACACGCTCACGCAAATCGGCTCACGTGGGACGCGAAAGGCCCCCGTCCCGGATGGGACGAGGGCCTTGGGACGCGGGACGCTACGCGAGCGCGAGGGCCGGGGCGGTGTCCTCGTCGGGGTGCCGCCCGAGCACGCGGGCGACGGTCGACTTGGACACGCCGACCTCGGCCGCGATGGCGCGAAGGGACATCGTCCCGTCGAGCTCGCGGATGCGCGCGTCGCGGGCCGCGGTGTCGACGGTGGCGCGGGACGGGCGCGGTGCCTCCTCGCGGGACACCTTGAGGCGCGTGACGAGCTCAGGCTCAGGGCGAGGGACGGGCACAGGCTCGGCGAACCACTCGACCGGGGCGGTGAGGCCCTCGACGAGGCCAGCCTCGACGGAGGGAGCGACGGCCTCCCATGCCTCGCGGCCCGACGGCGGGGCCACGATGAGGCGGGCGATGGTGTGCGTCGTCAGGAGGACGGCCACAGGCGCGAGGCCAGCGATGACCGAGCCGAGGTAGGCCCGCTCGTCGCCCGCTCCCGCGTCCCACGCGTGGGCGGCGTTGCCGACGACCGAGAGGCCCGTGAAGAGGGACAGGGACGCCCACGCGAGGCGGGCACCCTCGCCGCGGGCGCGGAAGATGAGGGCGGCCAGCGTGTAAACGAGGATGGCCCCGTCGATCACGACCGGGACGGCCCACGAGAGGGACGGCGGGACGGCGGCCCACTCGGCCACGGCCACGAGGCCCGAGTAGGACATGAGGAAGGACACGGCGGCGAGGATGACCGTGATGGAGACGGCCACGACGAGCACGCCGAGGCTGTCGGGGTTGATGCGGGCGGGACGGTGGGACATTAGCGGGACTCCTCGGCGGTGATGACGTCCCGGACGCGCCAGAGGGCATCGAGGACGATGGTGTGCGGGTTGCCGTAGCGCGAGAGGGTCGCGCGCTCGGTCGTATCAGTGAGACGCCACTCTCGGCGTCCGTTGCTCCAGCCGCGGCCCCCGGCCCACCCGGTCGAGCCAGCGCCCATCGTGACGGGCTCGACGGTCCAGCGGCCATCGGGGGAGGCGTAGCCGGTCGCGGTGCGCTTGAGGTGGGCGGTCATCGGCGGGCCTTTCGTGCGGCGCGGCGTGCGCGGTTCCAGCGGGCGAAGTGAGGGAGGAGGAGGGCCGCCCACGCCCCCGCGATGAGCGGGAGCGCGAGCGGGCCGAGGTCGTCGGGGTAGAGCACGCTCAGCCCTCGACCATGACGACGTTGTGGCACGGGCAGATCGGCGCGCCGTACTCTTCGAGCCACTTGCGCGTGAGGCGGGCGATGTAGCCCGAGCCCTCAGCGCACGAGGTCTTGAGCATGCGCGTGCTCTGCTTGGGCTCGCCGAGGATGGGGCCGCCGTCGCCGGGCTCACCCTCGGGGCCGGTCGGGTTGCCGGGGACGCCCGCGCGGATCGTGAAGCCCTTAGCGAGTGCCGCGTGCGGGTAGGTGCCGAGCTCGGCGGCGATGTCGTCGAGCGTGGCCTTGAGCTCCTCGCCCGCGACGGTCGCGGTCATCTTGCCCGTGAGGCCGATGCCCTTTGCGATCTTGGCGAACGGCCCCTTGTGGCCGCTCTGGCAGTCGTCCACGGCGTGCACGAGCTCGTGAGCGAGCACGTCGAGCACGCGGCTCGCGTCGTCGAGTACGGGGCTGATGAAGATTTGCGCGACCTTGTCCTCGGACGCGATGGAGGCCCAGCACTGGCCGATGGTGGCCGACTTGTCGCCACGGCCTCCCGGCCAGCCGACCGACACGCGGACGGCGGGGACAGTCTCACCAACGGCCTCGAAGAGGGGGGTGAGGGCGGCGATGGCGGCGGTGAGCCACTCCTCGCGGGTGTTGAAGCGGGTGAGGGTTGCGGTGGGGTTCGTCATGTCTTCGACAGTACACGCGTTTACACACTCACGCAACTCCACTCACACACGGCGTGTCGCGCTAGGCGGCGTCGCGGAGCTCGTGCACGAGCGAGCCGTGCGTGCGCCGCGTGCGGACGACCGCGCGCGCGAGCTCGCCGCGGGCGCGGGGAGGCATCCCCTGGCCGGGCACGAGCTCGACGAGGAGCTCCCGGGCCACGCCAGTAGAGCGGGACGCCTCGGCGTAGCCCGCGCCGTCGAAGAGGAGCGCACCCGCCTCGACGAGTCGCGTGGTGAGGGGCACGTAGCCGGGGCGGTTCTGCCGGGCGCGGATGCGGTCGCGGTTGCGCTCGTAGTGGCGTGCGTTGGCCGCGCTGACGGCGGCCGGGTTGGCGGCGGTGTACGCGGCCTGATAGGCGGCCTGCGCGTCGCGGCACGCGTCACAGCGGCACCCGTGCTTGGCGTAGGCGGTGCGCTTACCGTGGCGGGCGTCGTCGGCGGTGAGGGCGCACTTGGCACCCGAGCAAGGGCAGGAGGAGGCAGACATAGCGTGTCCAGTCTACACGCGCGAGTCCCCTCACGTGAGCGGACTAGCGGAGGAGGGCGCGGAGGTGCACAAGTCGCCGAGCTCGGATGAAGAGGGCGTAGGCCGTCGCGTCGTCCTCGGCGGCGTGCGACGCCGTGAGAGCGGCCCTGACCTCCTCGTCGACCGCGTGCCAGCGGGAGGCGCGGAGCGCGAGGTGTGCGACCTCCTCCCGGGTCAGAGAGGGCACGCCGCGGGAGCGGAGCGGGGCGGCGAGCTCCCGGGCGCGCCGGGCTGTCTCGGGCGGCGTCGTCGGCGCGAGGGCGAGCGCGTCGAGGTGGCGGAGCCACTCCTCGGCAGGGTCGTCGGGGCGGCCGTGGCGGCGGCGGTCGGCGAGGAAGACGGGGGCGAGGTCGCCGCCCTCACCGTGGTAGTGCGTGACGAGGTCGGCGAGGAAGAGCGGGTCGTGCGAGGCGTCACGGAAGCACATCGGCACAACGCCCGCCCGCATGTCGCGGAAGAGGCAGGAGCCACACGTGCAAAAGGCGGTCATGCGTTCACGCTACACGCAAACCGCCCCCCGCGTGTGGAGGCGCGAGGGGCGGTTTGCGGGCGTGTAAACGCGCGTGCTACGCTGAGGTCACGTGCTCCCGCGCGCACCGCGGCTCGGGGGCGTGGTCGGCGCACACGGCCCCGTGCATCGTCACGAGGGCGGCCATGCGCTTGCGCTGGACCGTTGGGCGCGTGAGGCCGTGGCGGTGGGCGACCTCGGCGTCGGGGATGGCCTCGTAGTCGTTGAAGCCGTAGGCGTCGCGGACGATGACCGAGGCGACCGGGTCGTCGTTGAGTGCCGCCAGGGCCGCGCGGACCATGTGCCGCGTCTCGGCGTTCGCGTAGCCGGGCTCGACGTAGATGGCCGACATGCCGGGCTCGGTGTCGTTGTTGCCCCCGCCCGACGGGCTCCACCCGCTCGCCGAGGACGGGGCGCGCCACTCCTCGATGATGCGGTCGATGGAGTCGAAGCCGATGGCGGCCTTGACCGAGAAGAAGCTCTCGCGGGCCAGCCCGAGGGCGGCGGCCTCGTCGACCGGGTCGGTGCCGTTGCGCTGAGCCTCGCGGAGTGCCTGGAAGTAGCGCTCGCGCGAGCGGGACGGGACCGAGAGGCCGCCGACGAGGATGTGACGGCTGGCGACCTGGCGGGCGGAAGGGTCGAGCTGTACCGCGACGCGCTCGCCCGGGCGGGTCGAGTGCACCGCCTCCACGAAGGCCGCCAGGACGTTAGCGCGGAGCTCGTCGATGTCGACGGTGCCGCCCATGCGCTTGCTCTCGCGGGCGGCGAGGCCGCGGATGCCCGGCCGGTAGTTGTCGAGGAGGCGCTCGAACGCCTCCGCGCTCCGGGTCTTGGCGGCGGCCACGAGCTCGACCTCTACGTCGATGGGCAGGAGGGGGATGTCCTCGGGGAGGGGAGCCTCGAAGATGTGGCGGATGGCGGCGGTGGTGAGCATGACGGTGTCCTCTCGTTGCTCGGTTGGGTGGTTCCCGGGCACGCGAAAGACGCCTCGCGCGCCAGGTCGACGCGCACGGCAGAGCACGTCGCGCGGGCAGAGCTCGGCGGCGTGGTCTAGCGGGTGCTTGGGGTGTGTCGAACCTAACGCGCGAGGCGACTAACGCGTGTGCGGCTACGTTTCGCGCTACGCGGCGACGGGGGCGGCCTCACCGCCGTGGTCGCGGATGGCGTCGGCGAGGGTCGCGGTGGCCTTGTCGAAGGCCCGGCGCGCGTGCTCGAAGGCGAGCTCGGCCTCGGCGACCGCGGCGCGGACCTTGAGGCGGCGGGGGTCGGAGACGACGGCGAAGGTCGGGTCGCTGACCGTGCCCTTGCTCTTGCCCTCGCCACGGGGGGAGCCACTCGCGCCGGGTTGCCACTGGATGGCGGCCCCCGCGACGAGGGCCTTGGCGAGGTTGCCCGCGGACTCGGCGAGGGAGTCGAAGAGGTCGCGGTGGTTGTGGGTGGTCATGTCACGGTGGCCTTTCAGTGCCAGGGGGAGGAGGTGGGGATGTTGTAGCCGTGGCCCCACGAGGGGCCGTAGACCTCGGGGTCGGCCACGATGGGGACGCCCATGAAGGTCGACTCCATGAGGCGGCCGATTTCGGTGATGGCGTCCTGTGCCTCGGCCGCGTCGGCCTGAGCGACGAGCTCGTCGTGCACGGGCAGGAGGAGCATGTCGCCCATGCCCGCGTCGAAGATGTCGACGACGGCCTGAGCGAGGAGGTCGCGGGCCGTCGACTGGACGACGTAGTTGGTCGCGGCGTACAGGCGGTCACGGTCGAGCGGGAGGTGACGCCCCGCGGGGGTCACGACCTCACGGCGGCCGTACTCGGCGCGGTTCTGGAGCTTGCGCCCGTAGCGCTTGATGCCGGGGAAGGTGGAGTCGTAGGCGGCCATGGCCGGGGCGACCTCGTGCTCAGGCACGCCCGTCTGCCGGGAGACGGTCGCCTTGCCGCCGCCGTAGACCTTCCCGAAGCCGATGGCCTTGGCGATCTTGCGCTCGCGCTTGGTGAAGTCCGGGCCGAAGACCCGCTCGGCGGTGAAGCTGTGAAGGTCGGTGCCCGAGAGGATGGCCTCCACGAGCGTCGGGTCTTTGCACAGCGCCGCGAGCACGCGCATTTCGACCTGGCTGTAGTCGCTGGCGATGATGAGCTTGCCCGGGTCGGCGATGAGCGCCCGGCGCACCTTCCAGTCCCCCGAGGGGAGTTGCTGGAGGGCAGGGGAGGAGATACTCATGCGCGCCGTGCGGGCCTGGAGCCCGCCGATGCTGGCGTGGATGCGGCCCTCAGGAGAGCGCCCATCGAGGAAGGCCGAGACGTAGCTCTTGCGCCACTTGCCCGCGCGCTTGGCGCGGAGCACGGCGTCGGCGAGCGGGTTGGGCTTGCGGCCCTCGATGCGCTCCCACTGGTCGTCGAGGTCGGCGAGCGGCATGAGGACGGCCTTGTCGACCTTCCACTCGTTGCCGTCGGTCTTCTCGGTGAGCGTCTCGCCCATGGCGAGGAGTGCCTCGGACACCTGAGCCGTGCTGTTCACCTTGTCGACGCCATAGCGGGCGGCGATCTTCTCGAAGCGCTCAGCCTCCTCGGCGAGCTCCTGGTCGAGGTGCTCGGAGTAGGGGACATCCACGCGGACGCCCTTCCGCCGCATGACCGACAGATGCGACTGGAAGAGGTGCTCGAACTGGCTGAGCTCGTCGAGGCCGAGGTCGCGCACGAGCGGCGCGAGCTCGTCGAAGAGGCGACGCCCGAGGATCACGTCGAGGCCCGCGTAGAGCACGTAGGTCGGGTGGTCGATGGGGATGTAGCGCCACCCGTTCTCCTTGGTGCACAGCTTCCCGTCAGGGTCGCGGATCGTGCGGAAGACGGCGGTGAGGCCCTCCTGAGTGTCGGGCGCTGACGGGTCGACGTAGATGGCCGAGAGGGGCTTGAGGGAGAGCCCTGCCCCGCCCTCGTGCGGCTGGCGCGGGTCGAGGAGGTGGGCGAAGATGCGCGTATCGAACGTGCGGCCCGCGAGCTCCTCGATGGTCACGCCGAGCGTGCGGTCGAAGACGGGGAGGTCGTAGCCGACGACGTGATGCCCGGTGAAGGCGCGCTGTTGGCGGAGGGTCTTGATGATGACATCGGCGAAGAGGTCGAAGCGGAGCACCCACGCCTCGCGGCGGTCGCCGACCTGGAAGAGGCGGCCCGCGAATGAGGCGTGGAAGATGTTGAGGCCGGTCGTCTCGGAGTCGATGCACAGCACCTTCTCCCCGCGTGCCAGGAAGGCCCAGTAGTCGGCGAGCTCGGCGCGGCGCTCGGGCATGTAGATGTTGCAGAGCTCGCCGCCGACGACGTGCGTGAGGTGGATCATGCGGAGCCTCTCGGGAGCGGGGGGATGAGGGAGGGGTGTTGTTGGGACTCGGGGCGGATCGACTCGCAAGCGGGGCATCCGGGGACGCCGTTACGGGCCTGTGTGATGTGGGTGTGCATGTCGGGGGCCGAGGAGTCGAACCTCGATACAGGGCGCGACCCTGCGGCCTACCGTTGGCCGAGCCCCCGCGGGGCGTGTAAACGCGTCGAGCCCCTCCCCCTCGGACTGTCTTGAGCGAGGGGGAGGGGCGTGGAGCGGTGCGGCTTACTGAGCCGAGAAGAGGAGCGCCTTGGCGACGATGTACTCGACCTGATCCCGGTCGCCGCCCTGCTCGGCCAGTAGGTCGGCGAGCACGTTGGGCCGGATGGTCGACGACGCGAGCGTCACGCGGTGGCGCGGCGTCGCCTCGACGAGTGCGGTGGGCGTCTCCTGAACCGCGCCGTAGGCGGCGAGGATGTTGGAGACGCTCACGAGCGCGTCGCGGTTGACGTTGAGCACGAGGCCGCTGACCGTCTGTACGGTCACGTCGCCCTCCTCGTCCGGGAAGGCGTTGTCGACGAAGACGAGGTCGCCGATGTGGACCGAGGGGCCGACGCTCCACTTGACCCCGTCCACGGTGTAGAAGGGCACGTCTGCGACGAGGTAGCGGTTGTCGTTTGCCATGGTGGCTCCTAGAGGATGTCGGCCAGCGAAGGGCCTGTCGTGTTGGTTACGGAGGGGTAGACCGCCAGGGGGCCGCTGTCTGCTCGCTCGGTTTCGGCGTCCTGCTCCTCCTCGGTCACGCGGTCGACGGCGCGGGCACGACGGAGGCCGTCGATGACCCACTTGCCGCGGGTCTTGCGCTTCACGAGGCCCCGCTCGCCGAGGGCCTGGTAGAAGGCGCGCGAGCTCCAGCCCAGGAGGTCGCGGTGGTTGTGCTCCTGCGCGTAGTCCTGGAAGGCGCGGAAGAGGATGGGAGCCTCGACCTGGCCCGCGGGATCGGCCACATACTCGCCGGGGAGGAAGCCCTCCAGCACGTCGGACTGTTCGCGGTAGTCCTTGGTGGCGTCCCGCACGCTGGCCGGGTCGCCGAGCCCGTTCTCGTACCACTCACGGGAGCCGCGGACGGCCCACGCGACGATGCCCGCGCGCTCGGCGAGGAGCTTGGAACCGAGCCGCCCGTCGCGCTCCTCGGGGCGGAAGAACCGCTCGAAGGGGAGCATCTTGACGCGCCGCCACAGGCCCTCGTCCTGGCCGCGGAAGTTGGGCTTGTTGTTCGTGGCGAGGAGGAGGAGGAAGGTCGGCCGGAACTCGAAGAACTCCTTGCGCATGAAGCGCGCGGCGATGAGGTCGCGGCCCGTGACCCGCTTGAGCACGGCCTCGGCCATACGCTTGCCAGCCTCGCCCTCGGACGCCATGACGAGCCGCGCACCCTTGAGCGCCGCGAGGTCGTTGGGGATGCCGCCACTCGGCCGCTCCTCGAAGGTCGAGAAGGGCGTCGTGACGGTGAACTCCCGGAAGACCTCGGTGAGTGTGTCGGTGAGGACGCTCTTGCCGTTCGCGCCCGTGCCCCACAGCACGCCGAAGCACTGGTCGATGGTGTGGCCCGTGATGCCGTACCCGATGAGCCGACGGATGTAGTCGGGCATGCCGGGCTCCTTGGGGAAGACCTCGGAGAGGAAGCTCTCCCACCTCGGGGCCTTGGCCGTCGGCTCGTAGTCGAAGTCGAGGCGGCGGGTCAGGAGGAGGGCCGGGTCGTGCGGGCGGAGCTCGCCCGTGCGGAGGTCGATGACGCCGTTGAGCGCGGCCATGAGGTCCGGGTGCTTGTCGAAGTCGTCGAAGACGGCGGGGACGCGCTCCACGGCCTGGAGCTCGCGGATCATGGAGTCGAGGCCGCGGGTCGTCTGCGCGTGCGAGGCGTACTTCTGATAGCGCCCGGCGCGTGCCTTGAGCTTGGCCCGCTCCTCGTCGGAGCCCGTGGCCTCCTGAGCCGCGACGCTCGCGTCGATGGCGAGGCTCTTGATGCGGTCGGCGACGGCCTGCGCGTAGGTGCGGACACCCTGGCGCTCGTCGACCCGCCACACGCCGCCGTCGAGGAGGAGGAAGCCCACCTCGGGCGTGTAGCGGACGCCAGAGCCCCGGCCCTCGATGTAGTCGCGGAGGTAGCGAGCTCCGCCGAGGTCGGTGAGGCTGTAGACGTTCTCGTCCCACGCCAGGAGCGACGCCTCGCGGCCCTTGACGGCCTTGGCCTGGGTGATGGCCCGGATGACCTCGCGGGAGAAGTCAGCGCCCGCCTGAGCGCGCCAGTCGGTGAGGTCGAGGCCGTCGGCCATGTTGAGCACGCGGACGCGGACGCCGCGCGAGCTCAGCCCGTCGGCGACGCGCGCCGAGAAGGTGCGGCCTGCCGGGTCGCCGTCGCCCGCGACCACGGCCTCGCGGTCGCCGATCCACTCGGCGAGCTCGTCGATGATGGCCGGGTTGCCCGCGTGCGACGCCCCGGCGATGCCGATGGTGTCGTAGCCGAGGGCCGCGCCGGTCAGGGCGTCACCCGGCCCCTCACAGACGAGCACCTCGGGCCAGCCCGACGAGCCGTGGAAGTAGCCGGTCTTGGCCCACGCGCCGCCCTCGGGGCTCTTGGGGCCGAGCCAGCGGACGGCGGCGTCCTTGTCGAGGGCGCGGGCCTGGAAGTTGCGGGCGACGCCGTCGGGGGTGCGGAAGGGCACCACGAGACGGGGGCCGCCGCCGATGTCGTCGACATAGCCGAGGCCGAGGTCGACGGCGTGGAGCGGCTCGACGCCGAAGCGCTCCTCGGCGTAGGCGCGAGCTCGCGGAGCGTCGGCCACGTCGGCCTGTAGCGCGTCGGCGTAGCCGTCGAGGCGCATGGCGAGCGAGGCGATGGCCGCGGGCGTGGCAGGGAGGGCCGAGGTCGCGCGGCGCTTGGGCGCGTCGGCACCCGCCTCCAGCTTGGCGAGGTCGGCGAGCGTGATGCCGAGCTCGCCGACGACGGCGGGCGTCGAGCACCCGGCGCGGCACTTGAGGAGCACCTTGCCCGAGTCGCCGAGCGCGACGCGGAGGGACGCGTGAGAGTCGGAGTGGGCCGGGCATGTGGCGACGTAGCCGTCGGCGGTGGGCTCGACACCCGCGAGGAGGTCGAGGAGGTCGGTGAGGGTGCGCATGGGGCTCCTAGGTAGGTGGTTGCACAGGAAGACCGCCACGCGAGCGGGAGGTGCTCACGTGGCGGTCTAGGGGGTCACTCGCGGAGGCGTGCGGCGACGCGGGCGAAGTCGGCGAGCTCCATCACGGCGAGGCCCTGAGCGGTGCCCTTGCCGCGGCGCTTGATGAAGGCGACCGGGATGGCGTCGGCGTTTACACGCGGGGCCTGCGCCTTGGCCCCCGCGATGCCCTGGTTGATGGCGTCGGCGAGGTTGGCGACGTTCTTGGCCTGCCCGACGAAGGGCTCGATGCCGTGGATGTCGCCCGTGTCAAGCTGGCCCGTCTGCGCGACGCGGCGCGCCGGGATGCCGTGCGCGACGAGGTAGTCGCGGATGGCCGACTCCCACGCGGTGCCCTTGCGCTTGTTCGCCGAGCTCACTCGGGCACCTCCTCGCCCTTGGTTGCCGCGATGATGTCGGCGAGGGCTCGGGCGTATGCCTCGGCGAGGCACTTGAGCGCGAGCTCGGCGCGCCCGTGGGGGTAGCTGACGGAGACGGTCGCCTCAGGCGGCTCGTCGGCGTCGGCCCAGTGGCGGCGGCCCTCGACGGTGCGCTCTACGACGACGCGGGCGGTCATAGCTCGCCCCATCCGCTCGCCTCGGCGCACGTGCCATCGTGGCCGTCGTTGGCGGCACAGATGCCGAGCCCGCACGCGCGCCACGCGGGGGCGTCGGAGAGGCGGAGCTCGGTGAGCTCGCCGACGGTGCACACGGTCACGCGAGCGCCGCCAGGAGGTCCGGGCGGTAGCCGCTCCACACCTGAGGCGTGCCGCCCGCGGGTGCGGCCTCGACGATGGGCGCGGACAGGAGGCCCATGGCCTTGAACTCGACGAGGGTGTCGGCCTGCTCGGGCTCGGAGAGGTCGACGACGACGTAGGGCACGCCGAGCTCGGTGAGCTTGCGCTTGGTCGCGGTGCACTGGGGGCACGCGGGGAGGGTGTAAACGGTCGTGGTGGGTACGGGGTTCATGAGGGTCTTTCGGTAGAGACGGGAAGGCCCCCGCTCGCGCGTGGCGAACGGGGGCCGGGGTAGTGCCGGGGGTGCTATTCGTTGGGGAACATCACCCGCCGCACCGATGCCGCGATGGCGTTGGTGCGGAGACGCCGGATCACCTCCTGAGTCGTGGCGGCCCAGAAGGCCGCGCCGATGGTGAGGCTGATGAGGATGAGCCCCGTGGCGAGTGCCGCGGGAGTCACGAGGAGGCCGACGGGGATGACGACGGCCAGCGAGAAGAGGCCCCACAGGATGGCCGCCGCGGTCCACGCGGCGGCCACCTGCTGGCTCAGGGTCGGAGCGCTCACGCCGGGGCGATGTCGGTGATGGTCGCCTTGATGAAGCTGACCGTCTGACCGGCGCGCGGGCCGTTCTTGGCGACGAAGCTCACCGGTTCGAGCGCGAGCTTGGCCTTGGCCTTGCCCTCCTCGCTGTCGCTGATGGCGTCCGCGAGCGTCGACTCGGTGCCGTTGTAGGCCATGTCGGAGACGAGGCTCCAGCCACCCGAGCGGAAGCGGAAGAGGCCGAGCTCCGGGTCGTCCGCGAGGCGGAAGAAGAGGGTCGTCTCGGGCTCCGGTCCGGTGCCGTCCTTGGCCTTGGCCTTGCGCTCGGCGAAGGTGAGCGACGCGTCGGGGTCGGCCTCGTCGGTCGGGTTGCCCGAGTCGTCGAGCTTCCACTCGCCGTCGGTCGCGTAGATGAGCTTGCCGTTGCGCGACCACAGCACCATGCGCTGACGGAGGGCCGATGCCTTCTCGATGATGATGTCGACCGAGGCGGCCTTGGTGAAGACCTCGATGTTGTTCTCGGACTCGGTTTCGATGGTCTGCGGCTGGTCACCGCCGTAGAGCTCGTGGATGCGGTCGGCGACCTCCGGGTCGCCCGTCGTCACCCGCCACTCCTCGACCGTCGCCGGTCGGTTGTTGATGACGTAGCCCGCGTGGAAGCGGCCGACGAGGTCGTCGGCGAAGCTCGAACGCTGTTTCGGCTGGTTCTCGGGGTCGGTTCCGAAGACCTTGAGTGCCATGTGTGCCTGTCCTGTCTGTCTTGTCCTGGCGCGGCGCGCCGTTGTGGGGGACAGAGAGGTAGACCGCCAACGCGGGCTTGTGTGCTCACCCGAGTTGTGCTAATGCACGAAGGCCCCTACCGGGGAGTAGTCCGGTAGGGGCCTTGAGGGGGCGTTAGCCGCCGAGGCGGGGAACGTCGATGCTGAGCGGGGCGTCGCTCTGGATGTAGTCGAGGCTCGTCTCGACCATGGTGCCGTCGGAGGTGAAGAAGAAGATGCCCGGGTCGCCCTGGCCGTAGCTCCCGTCGTCCTTGGCCGACTCGGTCACGAAGCGCTCGCCCCCGACGGAGGAGTTGCCGGGGACGAAGATGACCTCGGACTCGGGCGCGATCTGCGACGCCGACGAGCTCACCTTGCCCTTGGTCACGTAGTAGCCGACGATCTGGCCGAAGTTCATGAGGTACAGGTAGCGGACGGCCTCCGGGTCGTCCTCGCGGGCGCGCTTCTCCTTGAGGTTCGTGAGCTCCAGCGAGGCCGAGCGGTCGTACTCGGTCGCCAGGGCCTGGCGCTCCTCGTAGTTCTTGCGCTCCGACGAGGGGACGCCGCACCCGGTCAGGGCGACGGCGGCGACCGCGACGGCGACGAAGGCGGCGGTGATCTTGGTGGCGTTCTTCATGGTGAGGGTGTCCTTACTTGCAGTCAGTCGAGGGGTTGAGGTTGTCGATCTGGTAGGGGAGGTCGACGGCCCGCCACGAGTCCGACGTGACCTTGCGGGCCTCGGCGTTGTACTCGCCGACGAGGCTGATGCAGATGTTGACGGTGCCGAGGTAGGTGTCGGAGGCGGTGCGGTCGTCGGGGTTCTCCGCCTTGGCCGCCGAGGCGATGGCGACCTTGCGGTCGGTCGCCTCGATGTCGGCGTAGAGCTCCTCGAAGAGCTCTTGCTTGGCGACACGGTTGTCGACGCCGTTGTCCCGGATGATGGTGTCGCCCGCGCCCTTGATGTCGGACGTGGCGACCTTCACGCCCCACATGACGGAGGGGGTGCCGATGACGGCGACGCCTGCGACGATGCACAGGGCGACGAGTGAGCCTTTTCTCATGGGTGGGTGCCTTTCAGGGTCAGGAGGCGATGGGGGCGCGGACGGGGCCGTAGGTTTCGACGACGCTGGCGAAGTTCCGCCGCCCCTGCGCGCCCGGGCCGTTCAGGTTGTAGAGGCCATCCGCGCCGCGATACCACTTGTCGTCGTCGGCGTCGAGGATGATGGGGAGCTCTTCGAGCGGGACGGGGGCGGTGGTCGCCTCCACCTCCGCCAGGGTGAGCGCATGCTCGATGACCTCGGCGGCGAAGTCGGCGTCCTGCTCGACGACGTAGGCGAGGGCCGCGCGGAGCTCCGCCTCGTCGAGGGAGGCGAGGGCGCGGGTGAGGAGGTTGGTCATGAGGTGTCCTTAGATGTCGTGGTTGTCGAGGCGGTCGAGGATGGAGTCGAGGAAGCTCGGGCGCTTGTAGTCGTCGGGGAGGTAGCCGAGCTCGTCGGCTACCTCCTCCGGGCTGAGGAGCTCGCGGGTCATGCGGCGCTCTTGGGTGCCTCGTCGTCCGCGAGGGTGACCTTGAAGAGCTCCCGCGCGGCGGTGTGCCAGACGATGACGCCCTCGGGGGTGGCGAAGCCTGGCGCGGCCAGTGAGCCATGCGCGCGGAGGTGCTCGACGGCCTGAGGTACGTCCTCCAGCCGCCCGATGCCGAGCTCACGGTTGAGGATCGGCACGGCCCCGAGGCCATGGACGGCGGAGAGGTCGGCGTCGGCCCAGCGGTGGACGTTGAAGAGCGAGAAGCGCCTCTCGCCCCCCGTCAGCCCGTAGCCCCGCTGGATGCCCGAGCCCCACCACTCGCCGAAGTGGCGGCCGGGGCCGAGCGTCGTGACGAGGGCGGAGGCGTTCGCCTCGACCCACTTGGCGAAGCCGAAGTTGTCGTCGCCCGGGGTGATGTAGCGAGTGCGGGACTGAGCGAAGACGCCGAAGTGAACGTCGCCCGCGGGCACCTTGGCGATGAGGTGCTTGCCCTCGCGGTGCCAGCGGCGGAAGTAGTCCTCCTCGGAGTTCCACCCGTCGCTAACCTCCTCGGCCAGCGTGCTCCACGGGATGATGACGACGGCGGCGTTGGTGCCGTCGATCTTCTCGGTGATGACGACGCCGCGGTTGAGGCGGGCGATTTTGGGCCAGGGCTCGAAGGTTGCGGCGCTCACTCGAACGTCTCCCGTCCGATGCCCCACTCGCGCCCGACGTACTCGAAGGAGCGCTCGGAGCCGTAGCCGGGTGTCATCTTGTAGAGGCCCGAGGGCTGGAGGTGCCAGACATCCCCGTCGCCGTCCACGAGGACGTGCGGGAGCTTGAACTTGGGGCGCGTCATGCGTTGCCCCCGATGCGCGCCTGGATGCCCCACACGCGCTCGATGTCGACCTCGGACCTAACGAAGGCGTCGTACTGGTAAAGGCCGTTGTCGCGGCGCTCCCAGCGGTCGCCATCGCCGTCGATGAGAGCGACGGGCGGGGCGGGCGGAGCGGGCGGAGCGGGCGGGTCGAGCTCGTCGGCGAGGCGGCGGAGCTCGGCGGCGATGGCGGCCTTGGCCGACGCGACGACGCTGGACACGTCGAGCTCGACCGGGAGGTTGACGGTGGCGGTCATGCGAACGGCCCTGCCTTCTGCGCCTTGGGCGCGGTCTTTTTGATCCACGGGAGTCGGAGGGCGGAGTATCCGCGGGCGCGCGACGCCTCGGCGTAGCCCCGCTCGACCGCTCCCGCGTCGGCGAGGGCGTCGAGCACCTTGAAGAGGCGGGTCGAGCTCGTCGTCACGTCGATGTAGAGGTGAGAGTGCCCCGGGGTCGTGCTCGGGATGAGGCACGCCGGGACATCGAGGTCGATGAGGAGCTTGTGCTCGTCGGCGAAGGTCGACGAGTTGCTCGTGAGCTCGGAGGTCACGATGTTCGCCTCGGAGGAGCCGACGGCGACCTCGGGGACGAGGGTGGGGCTCGTGTAGTCGCCGCCCGTGAGAGGCGAGCGGCGATGCACTAGCGTGCTGAGGATCGTGTAAACGCTCACTCGGCCACCTCCGCGGGGATGTTGTGGCCGCGCGGTGCCGTGTCGACCTCGGCGACGAGCGCGGTGGCCTTGGTGAGCGTGCGGAGGATGGCCGTGCGCCGGGCGCGGGCGTGGACCCACTGGCCCGGGAAGCGCTCAGGGCGGTCGAGGACGGCCTCGGCCTTGGAGAGGTTGCGCTCCAGACGGCGCACGCGGCGCGTGGCCTCCTGACGGGCGCGACGGTAGGCGGCTCGGTTGGTGAACGCGAGGAGGGCGGGAGCCTCGCTCAGCGTGGGGGTTGTCGGTTCGTTCATGACAGGGAAGACCGCCAGGGTGGCGGGGCCTGCTCACGGGAAACGAAAAAGCCCCCGGCGAGTGGCCGGGGGCGGGGGTGGGAGAGGGATCAAAGGCCGAAGAAGGCGGCGCGCTCGTCGTCGCGGCGCATTTCGTCCTGGTGGACCGGGTTGTACTCGTAGGTCCAGCGGAAGGCGTTGAGGTAGGCGCGCTCAGCGGCGGCCTCCATCTCGGCGTCGGCGTCGTAGTAGGCGTCGAGGGCGGCGGCCATTTCGTCGACCGAGAGGGCGCGGGGGTAGTGGGCGATGACCTCGCGGTAGTCGCGGATGATCTGGAGGCGGTCGGCGGTGGTGCGGGGGTTCGTCATGTGTCTCACCGTACACGCGTTTACACGCTCGCGCAAGTCGACGAGCGAGATAGGGCTTGCGCCTATCACCGCCGAGCCGCTAGCTTGTGAGACGTGGGGAGCGTCTCCCGCGAGGGCCAGTGCTTGGGGAAGCGAAGCCCCGGGAGACGCACGAAGGCCCCGCCTCGACTGGGGAGTCACGAGGCGGGGCCTTCATTCATGCCGCCGCGGGGAGCGCGACGAGCGAGGGCTTGGCGATGCCCAGCGGGCGGCCGAGGGACGGCCCCGGGATGCTCTTCCGATGCGCCTCCTCGCCGCCCACACGCCGACGGAAGGCGTCGATGCCGAGCACCTCGGCGATGCGGCCCGAGCGGCGCGAGCCCATGAAGGGCAGGAGCTCGCGCATGATGGCGGCGGCCCGCTCGCCCTGGAGCTCGGCGTGCCACATGGGCGACGCTGGGGCGGGGCGGTACTGGAGCCGCACGCGCGTCCCCATGAGGGTCGCCGCACGCCCGACGATGTCGCGGTCAGTCATGCCGACGCGGATGCGCGGGTACTTGCCACGCTGAGCGTCGAAGACCCCCTCGCCCTCCAGAAGCCCAGCGAGCCACAGGAGGTCGTCACGCGTGCCGTGGATGGCAGGAGCGAAGGTCACGCGGTCACCCCCTCGGGGAGCTTGACGAAGCGCTTGAGCGAGTCGTCGATGACCGATGTCTTCTCGTGCCACCTGCTCGTGTGCGTCTCGACGCGGACGGTCGTGCGCTTCTCGGTGAAGCGCTCGACGACGCCGACGACGAGGTTGGGGCCGTTCCACGAGTTGACCGCGGCGGCGATGCGGTCGCCGACCTCGACGCGGACGCCGCGGGCGTCGATGACATGGTCGCGGGCGGTCACGCGGTCACCTCCAGGTAGGCGAGCGCCTCGCCGAGGTCAGCGATGAGCTCGCGGACGACGGCGGGGTCGCGGAGGGCGATGGATTTGTGCCCGTAGGCCCACGGGCTCACGTTGGCCTGTCGCTCGCCGCTCTGCGTGTGCCCGAGCACGACCTCGACCTTGTAGGGCGGGCTTGCCTGGAGCTTGCGGGTGGTCGCGCGGGCGGTCATGCCAGCACCTCCTGAGCGCGCACGAGCTCCTCCAGCTTGGGCGGCTCGTAGTTCGGACCCTTGAGCACCTTGCCATCCTCGCGCTTGAGCGCCGAGCCGTCCGGGAGGAGCTTGGTCATGTTCGAGCGGTGCACCTCGTCGAAGAGCGGCGAGAGGTCGAGGCCGTGGGCCAGCCCCGCGCGGATCGTGACGACGAGGATGTCGGTGATGGCGTCGGCGATCTTGACGATGTCGCCCGCGTAGGCGGCGTCGCTGTACTCGGCGAGCTCCTCGTGGAGGAGGTCGAAGCTGAGGTCGACCTCCTTCTCGGTCAGGAGCACGGGCGTCGCCGGGAAGGTGATGCCACATGCCGCGTGGAACTCGCGGACGGCGTCCGATGCGGCGGCCAGGGTGGCGACAGGCTTGGCCTTGGGTGCGGGGCTCACGGGGCCACCTCCTCGACGGGCTCCTCGACGACGGGCTCCTCGGGCAGGGGCTCGGGCTCGATGGGCGTCAGGAGCGCGATGGCCTCGTCGTAGTCGGCGATGAGGTCGTCGTAGACGCCGAGGGTGAGCTCGTATGCCTCGATCTGACGCGTAGCGGTGGACAGGAGGGCCGAGGTCTTGGAGCGGTCAGTGACCGCGAGCTCGCGCGCCGCCTTGAGGGCGTTGATGGGGGCGGTGGATGTCATGCGTGTGTCTCCAGAAGGGCGATAGCCGCGTCGAGCTCGGCGAGCTCAGCGTCGGCCTGGTCGATGAGGGAGGTGTTGGCGGCGCGCGTCGTCAGCGCGTCGCGGTAGGCGGCCACGCCCCGCCGAGCGGCCCGAAGGTGCTCGACGGGGGTTGGGCCGCGGAAGCCGCGCGTCATGCCGCCCGACGCGCCGGGGTGACGCGCTTGGGGCCGGTCTTGGCGGGGGCGTCGCCGGGACCGCTGGCGAGCGGCTTGCCGATGATCTGCTTGGAGCCGTTCTTCTCGTAGTCGAAGACGGCGCGGAGGTGCTTGAAGACCTCGAAGACCTCCTCGTCGGCCTTGACCGGGACGAAGCTCCAGCCCTCGGGGCGCACGTGGAGGACGCGTGCGCCGTCGGTCTTGGGGATGGGCACGCGGGAGCCGTCCGGGCGGAGGATGTGGTCGGCGTAGCGGTACGCCGAAAGCTGGATACCCACCTCCGCATGGATGCCCGAGCGGGTCGTCTTCCAGTCGAGGACGCACGTCTCGCCGTCGATCTTGGCCCATGCGTCGAAGGAGCCCGCGTAGCGGTAGGTGTCGCTCCACACGGTCTCCTCCATGAAGAGGAACTCGGGCTGTTTGAGGTCGAGGAACTCCTTGAAGTGGTCGACGAAGGGCATGAGCTCGGGGTGCACCCGGCCGACGTTCTCGCCCTTGGCGAGGCGCTCGAAGAGGTCATGTGCCTCGGTGCCGATGCGGGCCGCCTCGGCGGTGTTGCGGCGGGCCGCGCCCTTGAGGTGGTCGATGGCCGCCTGAGGGTCGCGGAGGGTCATCTGCACGACCGTGCCGAGCTCCTCGACGGCGGCGGTGGCGACCATCTTGGCCTGCCAGTACTGGAGGAACTCCTTGGGGAGCATGCCGACGACGCTCGTGACGCCGGGCACCTTCTCGCCGCTCTCAGGCTCGACGTAGAGGCGTGCACCCTCGCGTTTGATGGTGTTGACCTTGGGAAGGGTCACGTTGGACTCCTTGTGTCAGGGGATAGGGACACAAGGAAGACCGCCAGGAGCGGGGTCGGTGCTCACTGGCGGCGGCGGCGGCGGGGCGAGGGACGAAAGGGACACAAAAAGCGTCCCTCTCCCATTCCCTTCTATAGAGCTCTAGCTCTTAGTGTCAGGAATAGGAGAGGGACGAAGTTTCTGCCCTTGCGTCCCTCGGGTTACTCGGCGACGCGCTTGGACGCCTCCCGCGCGGCCGTGGCGAGGCGTGTAAACGCTCCGGCGAGCTCCGACAAGTCACGCGAGCTCGCGCTCGGTGCCTCGGTCACCCGCGTCACAGCAAGCCGCGCGAGGTTGGCGACTAAGAGCGCGTCGTCGAAGTCACTGATGGGTGGGCCGCCGCGGAAGAGCCCGAGGGTGCGGGCGTCGCGCTGGCGGCGACGGCTCCCACGCTCGACCGTCGAGCCGGGCTTTAGGCCGAGGTCGGTGAGCTCCTCCTCGCCGTAGCGGTCGCGGAGGATGGGGCTGATGTGGAAGCGGATGGCCGACTGTAGTGAAGGGCGCTCGCTAGGCGGCACGTCAGCCTCGTCGAGGGCGGCCTTGACCCACTGGCGATAGTCGTAGGAGCGCCCGAGTAGGTCAGGCGCGCCCTCTCGGTTGTAGAAGTGGCCTCGTGCCTCGGCGAGGGCCTCGGCGGCCTGCCGCACGCCGCGGGTACGCTCCGGCCCCTCATTTGCAAGGTAGCCGCGCATGCCCTCGCTCGCCCGAGCTCGGATGTCGTCGAGTGTGTCCATGTTCGGCATCCTAACTCACGTTAGGAGCTATGCGCGATGGCGTATGCGCGTATTGACACGCGAAAGCGCGAGTGATTAGGCGGCGTTGTAGGAAACCGAAAAGGCCCCGCCCTCAGTGAAGAGAGCGGGGCCTTTAGGTCAGGAATAGGTGGACATGATGGCGCGGATACCGCGCGCGAGGTCGTCGAGCGTGCCGTCGTTCACGAGCTCGTGGTCGACCTCATAGCCGTCGAGCGCCGTTTCCGACTCGTGGAGGTCGTCGGTCGGGAGGCCCGGGCGGATGACGCGGATGAGGATGCCGCCGTAGCTCTCGATGAGCTCGGCCTCGTTGGGGAAGCGGACATCGGTGAACGCGAGGAGCTCGTGCCAGTGGTGCGACGGGATGAGGCGCGCCGAGTGATCGTCACGCACGAGGCGCACGAAGTCGAGGGCCTTGCGGATGCGGAGGTCGGCGAGGGCGACCCACGTGGAGCCGCCGACGAGCTCGTCGAGGCCGTGCTCCTTACCGAGCGTCTCGCGCACGCCCTCGGTGCCGAGCTTCTGGAGGATGCGGCGCACCTCGGGATAGCGCTCCTTGGCGAGCTCGTAGCCGAGCGCGTCGAGGGCCTCGGTGTAGTGGACGGCGCGCACCCGATAGGGGCCGTCGAGCTCGTGGCCGACGATGGGGTCGGCGGCCTCGGTGAGGGCGCGGAGGGGCGTGGCGAAGGCGGCGCGCTTGTAGCCGAGCTCGTGGACGAGGGTGTCGGCGGTCGAGTCCTTGCCTGAGCGCTTGATGCCGACGAGGCCGATGAGAGGGAGTGATGTCATGTGGGGGTAGACCGCCAGGAGGAGCCGCCGTGCCCACGCCGAAAGGCCCCCTCACGAGGAGGGGGCCGGGGGAGGGTGAGCTCAGAAGCAAGCGTCGCCGTTAGGGCTGACGTGAGTGGCGCGGCGGCCCGTGACGCTGACGACCTCGACGGAGTTGTCGGCGAAGAAGTCGACGCGGGCGACCTTCTCGGTGGTCGTGACGCTCGCGGTGCCCGTGTTGTTGCCGTGGCAGAGCCAGCACGTCCAGTCGCACGGCTTGAAGTCGGAGGCCGAGCGCGGGATGACGTAGGCGTTGTTGACGCGGCGGGGTCGGGTGCAAAAGTCGACCTTGGCGTAGGTGGTGAAGGCGTAGTCGGTGCCAGCGGCGGGAGCGGTGTGGGTCGTCATGTGCCCCACGGTACACGCGTTTACACGCTCGCGCAAGTCGACAACGCCGAAAGGCCCCCGCCTCGGTGAGGAGACGGGGGCCAGACGTTTACACGCTCGGGACGAGAGAGGCGGAGCCGTTGCCCGCGCCGGATGCCGCGACGCCCTTGAGGAGCGACGTGAGGGCCGCGACGCCCGCGCCGACGGCCAGCGCCGCCCACGAGTCGCCAGCGATGAGGTTGAAGCCGTCGAGGGTCAGGACGGCCAGCGCGCCGCCAGCGGCGGAGGTCGCCACGCGCTCGGCGAGGTCGAGCCAGAAGCGGCCGGTGAAGAGGGGACGACGTGCGGCGTCGCGGAGCTCGGCGAGCTCGTTACGGGTGGACATGAGGGGCTCCTTAGGGGATGAGTGCGTTGGCGATCTGGCCGAGGCCAGCACCGAGGACGGTGGCGGCTCCTGCGGCGACGAAGACCTTGCGCTCCAGCGAGCGGAGGCGCACCTCGTGGTCGTCGCCTCGTGTGAGGGCGGTGTCGAGCTTGACCTCGACCCGAGTGAGGAATGCGACGAGGGCCGCGTCCTCACTCGGGGGCGTGGCGAGGGTCATTAGATGCCCAGCGCGGCGCGCGTCTTGGGGCCGACGATGCGGTCGGGGGTGAGGCCGTGCTTGCGCTGGAAGTCGGCGAGGGCGGCCGAGCTCTTGCGGCCCCACACGTTGTCGACGACGAGGCCGTAGCCGAACTTGTTCAGGGCGGCCTGGTACTCGGCGAAGGAGTCACGCGCGTACCGCTTGGGAGCGTTTACACGCGCCCACTCGCGGTCGTGCGCGGCCTGCGTGGCCGGTCCCCACACGCCGTCGGCGGCGACGCCCAGGTAGGTCTGGTAGCGCTTGATGGCCGCGACCGTCGCCGGTCCCGGGATGCCGTCGACCTTGAGCTTCTCGCCGCGCGCGAGGTTGAGGTGGTTCTGACGCTGAGCCGTCGCCTCGTCGCGGGACAGGACGGCGGCCGGGGCCGGGCTCCAGCCCTTGAAGGTGTAGTGCACCTTGTCGCGCGTGCCGAACCACTCGAAGCCGAACTCCTCCAGCTTGGCGCGGTCGTCGGTGTAGTTGAACACGTCGACCGCGATGCCGCCGTCCTTGACGTGCGTGGACTCCTCGGCGGGGCGCATGGGGATGAAGATGCCGGGCTCGCCCGCGTCGAAGCGGCGGATGAGGTCGTTCTGCTCGGCGACCGTGCGCCCGGCGCTGTTGATGCGGATGACGCCGTGCTTGTCTTCGAGCGCGTTGATGGCGGCGGCGGCGTCGTCACGAAGCCACATGCCGGGGTGATTCTTGAGGGATGCCATGGTGGGCGTGTCCTTTCATGGGGACGGGAGAGGGCCGCCTCTCGCGTGAGAAGCGGCCCTCAGGGTCGGAGTGAGCTAGCCCGCGGTGACGAAGGTGCCGTCGAGCTCGGGGTCGATGAGCACCTGCACGACCTCGTAGGTGGAGCCATTCCAGTAGTGGAGTACGACAGGCTCGGCGACGTTCGTAGCCGGGTCGATGAAGTAGAGCGCCGAGAGGGTCGTCGCCGAGGCGCTGGCGCTCCACGGGCTCGTGCCGCCGCTGTTGGTAGCGCGGACGCGCGCCCAATACTTGGTTGCCGGTGAGCGGCCCGTGAGGACGTAGGGGGATGCGCTGTCTGACGCCGAACCCGTGCCCGAGGTGAACCCGCTATTGGTCGCCCACTGCACCTCGTAGCCCGTGATGGTGAGCCCGTTGTTGTCGGGCGCGGTCCACGAGATGGTGAAGCGGTCGGGGCCGATGGCAGAGATAGTCGGCGCGGCCGGGGCCTCGGGCGGGCCGGGCTGGGTGTACGCCACCTGTGCCGACTCGCCAGAGTAGCCCCCGCTGTCGGCGGAGCCGTTGTGTGCGAGGACGCTCCACACGTAGCGCTTGTTCGGCGTGAGGCCGGTGACCACGCGCGACGTGTTGTTCTGCGAGGAGACATCCGTGTATGCCCCGTTGGTCGTGTCACGGCGGCGGAGGAGGTAGGCGTCGATAGCCGCACCGCGGTCATCGGTCGACGCGCTCCACGACACCCGCACACTCGTCGGCGTGGCCTGCGAGAACGTCGGGGTGCCCGGCGTGCTCGGCCGCTTGGGGATGCGCGGGGGAGCCTCCTCGGGGACCGTGACCGAGCCGTCGCCGATGCTCGTGTGGCTCGTGTCGATGTTGGCCGTGCTGTTGAAGCTCGGGCCGTAGCCGTTACCATCGGCCCCCACGTCGAACGTCGTGTTGAGGAGCCAGATGTCACCCGTGCCCGGCGAGGGGATCGTGAAGGAGCCGCTCCACCCGTGCCCGAGGGACGTGGATGCGCTCCAATACTGCGTAGCGCCGGACCACGAGCCGTACCCGTTGCCCTTGTAGACCACGTGGATGCGGTAGCGGGTGAAGTTGGCCGCGCCGTCCTGACCCTCGCGGTAGACGTTGATGTAGACCTGTTGGTTACCGGACCCGTTGAGGTTGCCATAGCCCTCGGTCATCGCTTAGCCCCTCTTGGCCCACAGGAGGGCCGTGCCCGCGGCGGGCTGAGTCGTCGAGACGGCGATGCCGAGGTTGGCGAGGAGTGCGAGGCTGATCGAGGTGGCCCCTGTCCCACCCGAAGCGACCGGGACAGGCGCGCCGGTCGCGCCGAGGCCCAGTGCGGAACGGAGGGCCGTGAGCGTCGAGACACCCGTCCCACCCTTGGACACCGGGACGAGTCCCGCGCCGAGCCCGGCCCACAGCGGGACAGTGCGCCGGTCGGTGACCTTCTCGGCGGTGATCGAGACGACGCCGCCCGTGACGAGCACGTTGGCGACGGGCCACTCCCACACGCCAGCGGGGTCTTGCGTCAGCGTGGGAGCCACAGGGGACGCCGACACGGAGCCCGAGACAACGGCGGTCTTGATGATGGGGGTGCCCGTGCGGTCGAGGCGCTTGACGATGGTGTCGATGCGCGAGGTGCCCGAGGCAGGAGCGGCGGCGATGGCGACCGCCTCACTCGCGGAGTCACCGCCGAGGATGCCGCGGATGATGGCCTCACCCGCGGCGACGGTCACAGTCATCCCCGAGCCGTTGGCAGAGACGGCGAAGCCGCCCGAGGTCGTGGCACCGTCCGGGACGAAGGCGGCGACGAGGTTGGACCACTGGACATCCTGGAGGCCAGTGAGGGCCTTGGGGTATGCGTAAGCGGGCATGGAGTCCTTTCATGCGGAAGGCCGCCCGTGTAAACGGACGGCCTTGAGCGGAGTGGGCGTCTAGAGTTCGAGGTCGACGGGGTAGACACCCGAGATGTCGACGAGCCCGTTGGCGGGGATGGAGCCGGGGCCGCGGAGGGCGAGGGTGGCGTTGGACATGTACGCGCCGAGCTCGGGGTGAGCCGGGCCGACGCCACTCGTGGCGGTGTTGTTGATGTTGAGCGCGAAAAGCGGTGCCGCACATTGCGGGAGGCCGCTGACGACAGTCAGGCCGCCCCCGAATCCGACGCTTGCCCCTGTCTCGTTCTTGAGCGTGAGGCGCACCGTACAGAACCCGCCCGACAGGAGGACGTAGGGCGACCCGGTCGCCACGCCTGACGGGTGCTCTCGGTAGATGCCCCAGCCTGATGCGGGGGTCGGTGCCGTTGCGGGCGCGTGGCGGGCCACGTTGATCCAGTTGGTCCACGCCGTGCCGGTCCACACGCGCCGGTAGTTCTTGACCATGTTGGCGTTCG